ACACCTTTACCAATCTGGTAACCACCGGAGTCGCCTAAGATCATTGTTTTGCTTCGATCACGTTGTTGAATCATAGATTCTTGTGTCATAGACTTGTTGATATCTAGCTGTGCGTGACCTGCTGAATACAAAGCAAATTTATAATAGAAATAACCCTGTTCAGGGTTAAGAAAGTTCATTCCTTCGATGCCTCGATCGAAACCCTTAGGAATACGATCGTTGGGAATAAATTCTTCTAATCTTTGTTTTGCTATGTATGTAGAATAAAAAGAACTAATAGCTGGTAGGTATACCGCATAGTCCTTTTGTAAAGGTGTTAAATCAACTGGTTGTTTGTTCATTGTCTCTCGCTAAAATTGCTGTAAGTTGTAATCTTGTTTTTGCCTGTTCTAATTGATCCAACGCGATGCGAACTGCTTCGTTAGATGAAGCTAGTTTATACCATTCGTGTTCTTCATTGCGTTTCTCACGTGCCCAATCAAGTAGTGACTCTGCTTCACTATTTAGGCCCACCGATGCAGAGCTTAAATTAAGTTGAACCCATCCACTGCCGTCGAAGACTTCCATACGTTGGCTAGAAGTGTTATACCGCATATTGCCAACACCCTGTGATCCAGAATAACCGTTCACATAAGTGCTGGCTGTGCCACCTGAAACCTGGACATAACGTCCTGTAGGAAATACGCTACCGATCATTAGGCCGCCTGTGCTGGAATAATATATTTGTAAACAGCAAGTCCGCTGTCTAAAGTAATTTGAATAGCACCTTCATTTGACAACGACATCTTTGTGTTGTTAACATCTGCGATCTTAAGAATGCTTAGGATTGGAAGCACTGGCCAAGTCCAACCACGATCTAATTTACCTGCAACATTTTGTGCAAATACAAATTCACCGCCGTGCGTTGAAGCATCACCAAAGATGAACTTTAAGTTACCACCGTCTGTTTTAGCAAGAAATGTTGGATGCTCGTTGTTAGCACCTGCCTGAAAGTTGAAACGTTGAACAGAAGCTACGCTTGGTTCAATCTCTACGTCCCACTTAACACCACGGAACTTAACAGTCTTCATCTTTTCATTGATGATTTCCTGATTCATAAAACGATAATCGTTCTTAAAGTCTCCATCTTTGTTTTCAAAGTGAATACCGACAGGGATAGTTTCACCGTTGCGTTCTGCTGTGGTGATATTGATCTTAGCATCTTCTTTGTATTCTGCACCATCTAACAGATATTTTAGTTTCTGTAGTTGCGGCATACCAAATGTGCCTAACATATCCGGATAAGGATTGGCAGTTTCTGCCTCCATAATTACTGAACGGTCATCGGCCATTGAAAAGATCTGTGTCTTATCTTCTGCGCCTGTTACTTTAACAGTAGTAAGGAAGCCTAGGTTTTGCGTATGTGATACGATGTCTTGTAAAATGTCTTTCATTTAGAGAGTCTCCATGTATATTAAGATTATATTTAGATCGTGAGTAGAAATCAACCTTGAAATCACTCAAAATCAAACAATTTGCTGAATGTATTATCCGACCTTGTTGAGCTGATGTCCCATTCCAAAACACCAATAAGGTTTTCTAGTTTTTCGTCAATGACTGTATTTTCCATTTCAGCATCATCGAACGGTAAGTCTTTGAACCATTGAGGTAATCGAAGTTCGTCTACCGGATATGCAACTGATGTATAAGCCATAGGATTATCTTTAAGTTTGCAGACAATGACTTTGGCCCCGTCAACAATCTGCATACTATACTTGTCGTCGAACATACGCTTCAAAGTATTCCAATTTAAGCTGGCTCTAACATGTCCTGGCATGTTTGCTTTGCCTGCTTTCTTTTCTTTGGCAGCATATTCGGTGATGTTGTTGGCACGTTTGGGACTACCTTTCTCCCAACCCGGTCTAGTTTTAAACTCGGTTCTAAAATCAGTGATATACTCTAGAATTTCTTCTTTTGGCATACCTGTTAGGACTTTAGTTAATACCTCACTTAAGAAGTCTTGGATAACAACCGGGGTATCTGACCGCTTGAGATCGAGCCCCATGGCTTTAATTTTGCCTGGTTTCCCGTCAACGTCTGACCGTTTTCCTTCTTTGTCGTAGTAGAGCACTGCGTATCGCTTCTTTGTAATGAATAATCCTTTGGAAGCAACAATCTCGCGACCTGCCTTGATGACCTCTCCTCGAGTCTTTGGGACGTGGAAGGCGTCTTGCATGAATTTGACGAATGTTCCATTTACCTCTTCTCCTATGGTATCATAAAGTTCAATAACACTTTCCCTAGTCCAAGGAAGTGCGCCTTTCTCAATGTCCTTCTTTAACGTAGCATACGCAGAGAAGTAACAAGAGTCTGTATCACCGTAGATCACTGATTTACCAACGTGATCATATTCTCCGGTTATAATTTCATTAACTTTTGATGCCATGTGTTTGGCAATTTGACGTCCTGTAAGAGTAGTCGATTGACCGATTCTATTATCAAAGAATCGGCAACCTGGATTAAGAATAGCACCATACAAGCTGTTTAGGTTAATCTTCTTAACCAATTGACGTTTATCCCAGTATTCTTCTTCGATCTTATTTCCTGCGGCAATACATTCTTTTAGCTTAGCCTGCATCTCTTTACGTTCTTTATACCAACGTGCTAGAAGTCCAGGGATAATACCTTCTACTTCGTAGGTAAAGATTGTGCCGTTTGCTGAAAGCATCCACGGTTGATTATTTTCAAAAATAAGATCATAAACTTGTGCAGCACTTAAAGTATCACTACCGCCACCTTCCCAATCAATAGTAACTTCTCTTCCAACTTCTCTATTCATTACAGCAGTATACTCTAGAGACCCAAAGATGCCTTCCCAGGCAGCAGCAAATGATTTACCTTTGGCCATCTCTGATTCGAGATGTGCTTTGGTTCCGTCTGGACGTAATTGACCTACAATAGTTTCAGGACCCATGTTCAATGCACGAATAGCAGAAGGATAAAGAGAATTAATATCAAGAGAACCAATCCATTCATGGATACCTTTCTTTGGATATGCAACATACGCACCTGCAGCCTGCGTATCACCATGTTCCTCCATCTTTCGACGATTAGGAACAATCATACCACGTCTGTGGGCTTCGTTGATAATAGCCTGTTCAGTAACAGCCACAGCACCCATAGTTGTCTGTAACAGAACTGTATTTTCGTGTGCGATCTTATTAGCTAGGTCTAAGAATTTAAGTTTCTTATCTAGTTTATCGAGCAGAGCACAGTCTTGTCTATTATATTCAATAAACTTACGGAAGTCGTTATTATAAAGTTGATCTAGTGTGCCTTCGTAAACTGTCTTTGTTTCTCCTAATTCGTATTCAGCAATCGCATCTAAACGATAAGAGTGACGTTCTTCGTAAGTATATTTTCTATAAATTTCTAGTAAGTCTAGATGAACACGACCGATAAGGTCAAAGGTAACTGCGGTCTTTCCATATTTTTCGTATTCTCTCTTTTTAGGAAATTGATTCCAAAGACAGAATCTTCGAGTGTCCTCTTTGCTTAATACTTTGATAACACGATTGGTAGTATATGGGATATCGAATCCTTCACTGTTCCAACCACTTAATACATCTGCATCTTCGATAAGATCTAGAAAAGTATCTAACATTTCTGCTTCTGTTTCGAACAGCATAGTGTTAGGAAAATCTTTGATAGCTTCTTTAGCTTCGATGATGTTAATTGTTTTGGGAGGAATAGCCAAACAGATCAACGTATCCATCCATTGTAGGTGAACAGCAATAGCAGTGATCGGCATGAACGCATCATCTGGTGATGCGTAACCACGTTCTGGATCAAAGTCTACTTCGATATCGAAGAACGCTACGTTTAGTTTAGGAGCGTCGACATTAAGATAATGATCTTCTAATGTGCGATAAATTGGATTAATATCGCTTTCGTAGAGTTTTTTGTTAGAATGGATCGCAAGTTCTTTGCGAAGTTCTTTGATGTTTTTACAGGTAACTTTATTTAGAGGCTCGCCCTTGATGGATTGATATTTTCCCCTAGGGTCTTGATAGTAAAAGATATGTTTGGCGGGATAGTCTTTAAAATGCCTCTCGCCTTTGTCATTGCGTTCAACGACACGGATAATGTCGTCGTTGCGATCGTAGAATGCGTCAACGTAACTCAAATTTTTCTCCTATGCAATTTATGGCTTGCAAATACCTAACTTGCGGCTTATGGCCTCGCCTACCATCTATTCTATGTTTATTTATAACATGCGGATTAGGCCGATGGTATCTATGGTAGTTAATAGCAGGTAGTTAGCCAACATGCCAAATGATTTCCTAGTATAAGCAGCCCAACCATACATAGCACAGCCAGCAATCCAGATAGGATATAAAATAAGTAAGGGAGGAGTAGGGACCGTGAGAGCCATAGTGATACTACATCCAATCGAGATAGCCCAAGCCACGACTTCGACCACGAAACGAAACGGGTGAGATCTCCAATCATCTTTTATCCATTCTATAGTGCCGGCGAATACATTTGCTAAAAAATTCATTCAGGTAATCTCTTAGTAACACCTAAGATCATTTCAATTTCATCCCACTCTTCTTCGTGTGACTTCCAATTATCTTTATGTGCGATTTTAATTGCTTTATTGATGATGCTAGGCTTTACTTGCAGTTCTTCTGCAACTGCCTTGACAGTTTCTTTAAGACCTTCTTGTAGGTCTTCTATTTCACGAAGAACATTTCCGCCTTCGTTAATCAATCTCTCTAGTTTTGCTTTTTCTTCCGGACCATACATCTTTGCCATATAATTCTCCTTATAGGACTATTATATAGTCAATAAAAAAGCCAGTCAACTAAGGACTGGCTTTTGTTTACCAAAATGTTAATTATTTCTGGTCTTCTGATAGAACATCATACATTTCGAATACACCACCGTTGCGCTCATAAATTAGACCAGCATAAAGATCTGCCTTCATGCCCTCACCTAATTTGGCAACTGCTACACGCTGAGCCCAATTGAACAATGCTGTATCAACTGGATCGATCTGTTGTTGACCACCGCTTTCTTGAACTAACTTAACCATATCTTTGAAAGATAATTTTTGTTCTACACTTTCAGCAACAACTTTCTTTAGTTGAACTTTTGATTCGTTCTTCTTGCCGAAATATTTTTCTTGCTTGGCTGACATACCTTTCTTGCCGTCTTTCTTGTCACCACCTTTTTCAGCGGCAGCTTTCTTCATTGGCTCTTTCTTGTCACCATCTTTATCTACGTCTAAGAAATCTGGCTTAGCACCTTCTTCCATCTTCTTAGCTTTCTTATCTTTCTTTTCTTCTTTATCG